CCATGGTGGTGGCTGCACTCCCTCTTTCGCGTCAGCTTGAAAATTTGGGCGGGACCTTCCACAAATTCAGGGGACAGGGTATGGAGAGATGAGGCTGCGAGTAATTTCTTACTGTGAAATACAATTCCCGCCCGAAGCCAGTTGCCGTTGAGCTTCCGCCACTTGAGGAGCTTGGACCGGCGATGCAGGTGCTAACTGATAAGCAGCGGCGCTTCGTGCTCGCGTATGTGCAGCAGAACGGGAAAAATGGCTCGCAGGCAGCAAGGCTGGCTGGCTACTCCAAAGGTGAGCATGGCGCTGACGCACTTCGTGCCTTTGAATTGCTTCGTCATCCGAAGGTGACGCGCGCTATTCAGGAAGAAGCTGGACGCAGGCTCAGCACTCTTGCACTCGCAGCAGTTATGACGCTTGAACAAAACATGGGGCGAGGCAACGCAAAGGCTCGCCAGAACGCAGCAGACAGCATATTGGATCGCACAGGCTTCCCACGCAGGATGGAGCGTGATGTGCAGGTGAGTGACAATCGCCCCCAGCGCTCTCACCTTGAGCTGGTGGCTGCTGTCGCGGACAAGCTCAAATCACTCAGCATCAAGGTGCCAGAGCTATTGCCAGCTCCCATTGATGCGGAGTACAAGAGTGTGAGTAAGCAAGAGGGCAAGCAGGATGCTGTGGCACAGACTGATGCAGTGGTTGGGGATGAGGATGAGCGATAGGGAGATTGAGCGCCGCCTGCGCATAGCATTCGATGAGGCCAAACAGCGTGGCTGACACTACACCTTGGGCTGAGGCACGCGAGCTAGAGCTGCGTGCTCACATGGAGGCGGGGCATTCATTCCGGGAGATCGCGCTGCTGATGCACCTCACGCGCAATGCCGTGATGGGCAAGGTGCATCGTATGGGATATGCGGCCTTCTCGCCCAAGTACAAGCCCCGCCCTGCTCCACCCAAGCTCAAGCTGCGCAAGCCGCATGAGATGCGCAAGTACATGGACAAGTGCAGCGAGCGTCGTGCACTCGGTGAGATGCTGAGGCAGGCCGCTATCAACACCGCCGCGATGCGCGAACCCCGCGAAGCGGGGAAGTGAATGCCCGAGAGCCCTCTCGCGCACCTCACTGAGGATGACTTGCGCAAGCTCAGCGCCGAGGACCTCGCTGAAATCCTCGCCCTGCTTGAGGAAGCCGAGAAGGATGAGCGCTTCAACGCTCTCGCACACTTCAAGCCTTATCCCAAGCAAATGGACTTCATGGCGATGGGCGCGGTTAAGAGCGAGCGCCTGATGATGGCAGGCAACCGCGTAGGCAAGTCCTACACGGGCGCGATGGAGATGGCCTACCACCTCACGGGCCGCTACCCAACATGGTGGAAGGGCCGCGTGTTCACCCGCCCCATCAAAGCATGGGCAGCCAATGACACATCACTGAACACACGCGACGTGGTGCAGACGAAGCTGTGCGGCCCATATGGCGTGGTGAACATGCAGGGCACTGGGGCGATCCCACGTGATGCGGTGGACTGGCAGGGTGGCGCGGTCTCGCTCGCGCGCGGCGTCACCGACAGCTACGACACCGTGCAGGTGAAGCACATCAGCGGTGGCCTGAGCATCCTCACCTTCAAGAGCTATGAGCAGGGGCGCAAGAAGTGGCAGGGTGAAGGTGTGGATGTGGTGTGGTTCGATGAGGAACCCCCCGAGGACATCTACAGCGAAGGTGTGACGCGGTTAGCGCCGCTCAAGAAGGGCGAAAAGTCCGGCATCTCCTACATGACCTTCACCCCGCTGCTGGGGCGCTCCAACATCGTGATGCGCTTCACGGATGAGAGCAGCGAGCACCGTGGCATTATATATATGGGCTTGGCAGAGGCCGAGCACATCGACCCCGAGGAGAAGGAGCGCCGCCTCGCCAGCTACCTACCCCACGAGCGCAAGGCCCGTGCTGAGGGCGTGCCGCTGCTGGGCTCGGGGCTGGTGTTCCAGATCGCTGAGCAGCTTATCTCAGAGGATCGCCTATTCAGCGTACCCAACCACTGGTCCAAGCTGTGGGGCATCGACTTCGGTATAGGGCACCCCTTCGGTGCCGCCCTACTCGCCTGGGACCGTGACGCCGATGTGGTGCATGTGCTGCACGCCTTCCGCATGAGGGATGGACGCCCAATCGACCACGTTCGAGCAATGCGCCCCTTCGGTGACATTGCGATCAGCTACCCGCGAGATGGCGCAGTGCGCGACAAAGGCTCAGGCATAGCGCTCTCGAAGCTGTACAAGGATGAAGGCGCATGGATGCTGCACGATCACGCCACATGGCCCGATGGCAGCATCAGCACTGAGACCGGCATCCAAGCCATGTACGACCGCATGACCACCGGCAGGTTCAAGGTTGCATTGCACCTGGGCGATTGGTGGGAGGAATTTCGCACCTACCACCGCAAGGACGGCATGTTGGTGAAGCAGAACGATGACATCATGAGCGCCACACGCCACGCTATTATGATGCTGAGGTTCGCCAAAGTGAGCGGCAGGCCCCTGCGCAGCGTGCTCGATGTGAACAATGTCGCCTCGCAGCGAGTGGCGCAGAACGCGGACTTGTTCGGCGGGGACCTTTTCTAACCCTCACATACGGCATATAAGGCAAAGCACCTTCCCCCGCGAAGCGGGAGTTTAGGTGTGATAGGGGTCCAATCATGCCATACGACTTCGCAGCCTCCTCGGCATTGCTGGGTGGGCTGGAGCGCCGCCGTGCAACGCGGCAGCAGTCACAGCAGCAGGACGATACGCGGCCCGAGATGAGCGCCATGATCTCGCCCTCCATCATGGGCGCTGCCGCGCGTGATCTGGGAGTAAAGCAACCGAGTGCTCAAGCGCCACAGATGGACCCCAACAAGCCCGTGTACCAGAGCGCCCCCAACCGTAAGCCCCTCACACAGGGGCAGTTGGAGGACCCCAACCGTGCCATCGCCAATGATAGCGGTCTCACAGGCGGCCAGCGCATGAGGGGATTGATGAGCTACATGGGCAAGTACGGCACGAGCGCGCCGCTGATCGCATGAGCTACAATAAGAAATATATGGATGAGTATCGCAAGCGCCCCTACGCGATTGAAGCGCAGCGCAAGTTTCGGATGGAGCAGCATCCACATAAGGTGTGGTTCACCAACAAGAAGTTTGGCGCTCTGCGGGAGGGGATCAAATTCGAGTTGAAGCCCGAGGATGTTCCTTGGCCGGATGTTTGCCCAATTTTAGGCATCCCGATCAAACGCACGCCTGGGGCCGCTGGGGATGGATCGCCCTCACTTGATAGGATCAATCCCGCACTCGGCTATGTGGTGGGCAACGTGCGCGTGATCTCCCATCGCGCTAACACTCTCAAAAGCAATTGCACCAGTCCGCGAGAAGCGCTCGCCATCGCCCGCGATGTTATGGCGAATAGTCAGGAGCCGACATGGCTTCGCACGCCTCGTGAGATGATGAGCGTCTGATGAAAGACGAAGATCGGTATCAGGAGTGTAGACAAGAGTTTCAGCAGTTGCAGACTTACAAGGCGACGTTTTCGCAGCAGTGTGAGGAAGTTGCGGAACTAGTTTTGCCGACATCTCGGAACACATTTTACGTGGGCTCATACAATTTTCCGGGAGCCAAGAAAACCGACCGTCAGGTGGATGCGAGCGCGATGATGGCGCTCAGCCGCTTCAGTGCGATCTTGGATAGCTTGCTCACCCCCCGTAACATGACGTGGCACTTCCTCGAAGCCAACAATGACTACGTGATGAAGCAACGGGGAGTGCGCCTGTACTTCGAGCAGCTCACCCGCATCCTGTTCAAGATGCGCTACGCGCCCACCGCCAACTTCGCCTCGCAAAACCAAAACGTGTTTCAGTCGCTGGGCGCGTTCGGCAATGGGTTGAACTTCATTGACCAATACGACTGGATAGATGGCACGGTGGGGCTTCGCTACAAATCCATCCCCTTCGGTGAGATGTTCCTCCGCGAGAACCACCAAGGGCTGGTGGATGGCTTCTGCCGCTGGTTCCGCCTCACTGGACCGCAGGCGTTGCAGAAGTGGAAAGAGCGCTGCCCTCCCACACTCAAGGAGGCAGCCGAGAAGTCCAGCCAGCAGCCCTTCGAGTTCCTGCACCGCGTGTGCCCCCGTGATGACTATGATGGAGAGCGCTTTGACGCGAAGGGAAAGCTCTACGCCAGCTACTACTGCTGCCTCACCACCTCAGAGTTCATCAGCGAGGGCGGATACTCTAGCTTCCCACTTGCTCCTGCCCGCTACGATCAAGCGCCTGGTGAAGTGTACGGACGCGGCCCAGCGATGCTTGTTCTGCCCGCTATTAAGACACTCAATGCTGAGAAGCGGGACTTCCTCACTCAAGGACATCGAGCAGCATCTCCGGTTCTGCTGACCACCGAAGATGGCCTGATGAGCTTCAACATGCGCCCCGGTGCACTCAATAACGGGGGCATGTCACCGGACGGCAAACCATTGGTGGGCATCCTCCCCACGGGCGACATCAGCGTCACCAAGGAGATGATGGATGAGGAGCGTGGCCTGATAGAGAGCGCCTTCCTGGTGGACCTGTTCAAGATATTGCTGGGCGATCCCAAAATCTTCACGGCTACACAGATCGTAGAGATGATGGCGCAGCGCGGTATCCTGATCGCGCCGCAGCTCGGGAGACAGCAGTCTGAGTACTTGGGTGCGATGATCCCGCGCGAGATCGACCTGCTCAGCCAAATGAGGATTAAGGGGAGGCCAGTGCTGCCCGAGATGCCCGCCGTGCTGCGTGAGGCAGGTGGTGAGTACCAGATAGTGTATGCGAGCCCGCTCGCACGCGATCAGCGCAGCCAGGAGGTGGCAGGCTTCCAGCGCACCCTCTCCACCGCAGCCGAAGTGGCGAACGTCACAGGCGATCCCAGCGTATTCGATAGCTTCGATTTCGACGTGGCGCTGCCTGAAATCTCGAAGATACAAGCTGTGCCCGAGAGCTGGATGGCTGGCCCTGAAGCGATAGCTGCGAAGAAGCAGCAGCGTGCGCAGGCAGCCCAGCAGCAGATGGAAATCCAAGCCGCACCGGCGCAGGCCGCGATGATGAAAGCTGGAGCAGCACGCGCGAAGGCAGGCTTGCCGGAAGGTGTGGCGTGATCCAAGTTTTTCGCTTGAGGGCCACCTCCAAACTGATGACAGGGATAGAGGGGCCATTCGACACGCGCGAGCTTGAGCAATTCATGGGCGAGCACCGCCACGCTAAGATAGTGAGCAGCGCAGCGCTGGATGATGTAACGCTACTCGTGGTGGTGCAGGAGGATGGGCGCAAGTGAATTTCCAAGAAGCCCTCACCCGCACCCTCGACTACCTACGCGGCAACAAGCTCGCCTATGTATTTACCTTCCGCCGTGACCAACCCGCCAACATGCAGGTGCTCCGCGACTTGGCTAGGTTCTGCCGTGCGAATGAGAGCACCGCCGTACCTGGTGACCATGATCGCAC